GTTCTTTAGATGCACTAGAAGGTACATGAATAATAATCATCGGTACATCTGTACCCACAGTTGGTGCTGTAGTTTTGTTGTAGAACCTAAGTGTAATAGCAGCTCCACTACCACCACCGCCGTGGGTGTTGTGGATGATGATGTTAAAAACAGTTCCAGGAGCACCTTTTACCAGTGTTGGGTTAGTGCTGTTAGCAGAGCTTTTAAAGTGAACCTTAGTTGCTACTGGTAGTTGCTTCTCAAACCTACCAGGAACAATATAGTGAGTAGTACTAGACATTTTCCCGCATAATACGTATTAGTTTGTCCGCATAAGCGGGATCAGTGGCGTATTTCTCCACCACTAAGAGTTTTGCACATTCCTCAGGAGAGGTTGCTCGGTTGACACCCTTGTAGCCTTTGTAGTCCTTATACCACTTAGACACAAGCTCGTTCACACAGGAGTACAGGCTATCAAAGTCTTTGAACCAGGCATCAGTTTTGATCTCCATACCACCGACAAACTCAGTGGTACGTTTGAGAGTGCCTTGACCTTCAGTACCTTTGATACCGAAGTAGTTGTTTTTGCCAGAGGTGTGTTTGCCGTAGCCGCTCTCTAATGCCCACTGAGCAGCAACTACTTCTGGATACTTAGCACCAGCAATCTGAGCAGCAGCTTTAACTCCCTTCCAGGTGTTGTCGTAGGTGGTGATAGGTCGCGTCTGTTGCACCGGCCTAAAGGTCATGAACCAGCCAGTACCTGGACCTTCAACTTCCCAACGCTTTAGCCAGTTACGCCAGGTGTATTTGACACTCTTACCACCAGAGCCGACCTTTACGTAGCCACCGTTGACGTTATCCATCTCACCGTATGGATCGTGGAAGATGCCGTGCTCTCCATCATCACCAATCAGGAGCATCCAGTGGCCACCACCAACGGGATTGGAGACGTGACCTTTGTGGAGGATGCCAACAGCTACTGGATAGCCAGCCTTTAGTTCGTTGAGGAGTGTCTGTCTAGTTCCTTTCTGGTAGAAGGAAGCGAAAACACCGTACTGCTGACAGGCTTTGATCTGACTGGTGGATTGGGTTGTATCGCCGTATTTGAGAACTGTTTTCAAGTAATCATCATCTGCATTACTACCCTTCAGAGCATCAGGACGGAGATACTTGATGGCCATAGCACACGTAGAGCTAAAGCACATCCGATCTCCGTGACCTGTTGCACTGTCGGTTTGTGGGTAGTACTGCTTAACGTCTAGCAGTACCATGATGTTTACTTGAACGTATCTTTGACACGTTGAATCTTGTCATCCTCAGTGCGGTGAGGCTTGATTGCCTCGATACCACGCAGGAGGATCTGTACAATGCTGTTCTCACGGAGCTTAGAAGCACCGATGATTTCAGAGCCGATAAAAAGAGCGAAGAATGCAAGTGCCTCATAGGACACTTTGATGCCGAGAATAGTGATCATTGGTTTAGCTTTGTAAGTTTGCTATAATTATGTGTTGTTAGATCTGGAGACTTCTTGCCACACACTGCCCGTCCTAATCAATAAGATCACATCATCAGTATCACTCAGAGTAAAGTCACCTGCAAGTTGGAGATTTCCAGTGCCATCCTTGAAGGTTACATCTCTGCTGTCACTTAAGCTGTAGAAGGCTACCAAGTCACCTAGGTTTCCTCCGTTAATAGTGTCAAGATCATCAGTAGCAGCGCTTCCTTCAGTGTCAACACGCACAAAAGACTGGCCAATACTTAAGGTAATAACTCCAGCTGCAATAACGTAGGACAGCTCTGCGTCGGCTCTTATATTACCAATGGAGTTTGTGTTTGAGGCTCCTGAGGCAGATGTAGGTCCACCAGATCCTGTATATGTATTCCTGAGAACTTGAGCATACGAACAAGCTTCCGGTACTGACTGCGTATCATTTTCAAGTCTGGTAAGGGTTATGTTTGTGCTGTGATTCCCAGTTACGATGCTACGTGTTGTTCCTTGTAGCCTCACACCATAACCAGTTGAAGTGTTAGCCGGATCGTCAAACAAGTTATCTGAGATGACAGCATCCTCAAACTCTCCGTCAAGATTTACAAAGTCTCCCGCCGCAGACACGATTGTATTACCTTTAATGACGAAGCCAGTAAAGGGGCCACCGTTCTGTGTTTGTTGTAGGTAGATGCCTTTCTGATTTACATCCTTAATATAGTTATTCTGGATAACGATATTTGATGGTACAAACCCGCTGGAAAGTCCTAAATTGTACATCCTAATACCGAACCTAGAATTGGTGATATAGTTACCGCTAATGACTAAGTTTGCAGGAGTGAGGGGTAGGTAGATTCCTTCAGCAGTGGAGTCGGTAGGGTCTTTAATTGCTATCTTGTTGTTAAAAATTGACCCGTTTTGCACCCGTATGTCCATACCACGAACGACAGAATGCAAATTGTTGCTGGTGATCTCAAAATCTGAGGTACTTTCGTGCGTTACAATAGCTCCAGCCCACGTATTCGAGATAAAGTTATTCGTGATTATGGAGCCGTAGCTTACTCCAGGCTTGCTATTTTCAGTCCAAACAATCCCGTGTTTATTGCCTAAGATCTTGTTTCCTGCAACACGAATCCTATCTGTGGCATTCTTTAAGGCTATTCCATATTGAATAACATCAAACCCCTGCCTATCTTCATTGAAGATCCGACAGTTTTCAATTGTGACATTGTATGCAACATCAACAGAGATTGCTTGATAATCGCACAGGTCTATGTGAACATCACGGATGGTGAGATCTTGCACATAGATAGCGCTGATCCCAATTTCCGTTGATGAAACTCCTGTGCCTAAAGTACCAGCACCTAGGATAGTAAGTCCCAGCAGGGTGCTGCCTTTGTTTGGACTTACTTTAGCGATGACGGCGCTGTCTGCGGTATTGTAGGTATCCCTAAGAATACCTTCAAAGGTTATAATAGTAGGTCCAACAGACTGAACTATTTGAAGCTCTCCAATTTTCTGTGTTGAATCACCGTAGGCTCCAGCTGGCACTAGCGCATTACTGGAGATTTGCACCAAGTCACCAGCAGCAAATCCGGCACTGGATGCCACAGAAACGGAAGTGGAACCAGCTGTTGCGTTGCTTGTAAGAGCTACGGCAGAGCCGATAGATCCAGTCAACCTGATTCGTGAGCCTCTTGTAAAGCTGCTAAAGTCAAGTGTGGCTCCGTAGCCGACCACAGTCGTGCCAGATGGCACTGTGAATGAGTCGGTTTTGTAAGTACCAGAAGGAAAGATAAGCTCTTTACCTGCAGCAGCGGCTACCGCAGCCTGAATAGCAGCCGTATCATCGGTAACCCCATCACCAACCGCTCCGAAGTCTTTAACACTCACCACATCTTGCAGCCTTGATTCAACGGTGCGCTGCACAGCACCAGAACCGGCCTGGATGAAACCTCCACCCAGGTCGGCTAAGTCACGTGTTTTTGTCATAAGATTAACCTTCTACTTCAACAGCAAAATAGTCATAGGTAATAGTGTCTCCAGAATTAGCGGTTGTACCTGTAACTACTAAATCAATCGCTGATGCACTAGCAAGATTGTACGTAAGTGTTCCGGCACCCAGTTCAACAACATTGCCATCTTGAATTAGTTTACCGTTAACACGTTGATCCGTGTTTCCGCGAATAAAGATTTCTGCTATGTATTCCCACCGACCAGCAGCAGCTGTTACAAGTGCGCTCATACTCGTACCAGCAAGACCACCAAGACGAACTCGGAAAGTCTTATTACCGGCAGTACCAGTCACATTTCCACGAGCAATAACACGGATACATTTACCAAAATAAGTGGGACCAGTAATAGTCTGGTACTCTCCAGCAGCAAGAGAGTAAGTGTACATTACGGTTTCAGTTGTGCTGCCACTAATACTCCCTGCTGTAGTTACATCACGATGGCGGACTCTGTTTGAAAGGCAGTTCTGATCAGCACCAAAGTCTTGACCAAAGGAAACGAGCCTCAGGTTTTCGGTGTTTGCATCTGCAGTTCCTACATTGAAATTACAACCAGTTCTTAGGACGTTGCCACCCCTCATCCTGATTGCGACAGTGTTGCGCTTAAAATCAGACCCACTGGCGTTAACTCTCGAATTTACTTCGGAAGAAATCCCAAAGTCATTATCTTCAAATGTAACGTAATCGGCGTGACCTGTAGAAGATTCTCTAGCAGAAAAACCAACAGTGCAGTTCTTTATAATAGGACCGCTACTGGTATCCACAGCGGATCCATCACCAATGGAATGATAACAATTAAATAGAGACCTAATTCCTTCATCGCAATTCTCTATGATACCTCCAACTACTTTTAGTACACAATTACCGTATCCCACAATACCGAGATAAGCATCATTGACGTGTACATTATCAGTGAAGAGTTGTCCTTGCTCCCTAACTGCTAAAGCATATGACGATGAGTTTGCATCATAGTTAACGAACTTTATATCTTTAACAAGAGCTTTGCTGGTTACAAATAGGAAGCCAGAAGTAGCCGGTGCTGCAGGAGAAAATATTGCAGTAGGAACATTTGGATGACCACCAACGTCAGGACCACTGATCAGTACTGGCTCTTGCGAAGTAAGGCCTTCTGGAAAGTCAACAGAAGTGTTTGTATAAGTTCCGGCGGCCAATAATACTTGCCAGGTACCCGATAAAACTGGTCCGTAGTTAGCAAGCGCATCGAATGCCGCTTGGATAGTAGTAGGTTGAGATGGACTTAATCCATCGTTACCAGCAATGCCAGTAGTAGCTACATAGATTTTATTAGAATTAGTATCAACAGGCTGAACGTAAAAGGTATCTAAACCTCGTTTAACATTGCCAGCTCCTATATGCCTGACGCTGTGGAAATTTGAGATGGAAGTGCTTGTACTATAGGATCCTTTATCCCAAAACAAGTCTTTGCCAGATGAATATGCGTAAGTCACCGCAGCCTGAATAGCAGCCGTATCATCCGTCACGCCATCGCCAACAGCACCAAAGTCCTTAACGGAGACAACATC